TTGTTCGCCGTGAATTGAAGGATGTTTTCCTTCCACTTGTTGTACAGAAAGTTTGCCATGATGGCTCCTTGAGTTAGGCGAGGCGGAGGATTCCGCTAGTCGCGTCAGGGGTGGGGAATTGGATCGTGAAAGTGCCGCCAGTCACGATCTTGTCGGAGCCAAAGTCCAAAACAGCAACTGAGCGGTTGGCTTTCGTGCTGTTATAGATCATCGCCCCACGAGCGGTGATGGTTGCTCCGGTAAACGAAATGTCTGCGAAGTCAATCACCACCGTTGTACCCGGAGTGACTGGAGTGGTCAGGGTCGTGCCGGTCAACGTGCCTCCGCCAGCAGCGTAAGTGCCTGACGCGGCAACCTCGCCAGAGGTCGTGTAAGCCGTGGTGGCAGCGCCAATGTTGGCAGCGGAAGAGTACAGGGCAATCTTGAACGTGTCAGGGGATGCGCCCGTGAAAACGTGGATGCCTTGCAGGATCTCCTGCTTGAAACTTGTACACATCGCCTGCGAGATAGGCATACCAACTCCTTAGATGACGGGGGTTCGGAACTGCCCACTGCGGTAAGCGTCTTGCCGTTGCTTGCCGTCACCGAGGTTCTTCAACAGGATCAGCGACTGCTTGTACTGGTCGGTGTAGAAGTTAACCAGATCCACTTCGCCCTTCATGTAGCGAATGGCTTCCACCATGACGGCGTTAAACAGCACAGAGTCAAAGTTGTCGCCCAGCCAACTCGTGCCCGCGTCAACAATGCTGGTCGGGTAGAAGAAGTAGTGCAACTCCACCACCAACTGCGCGGCAGGCGTTGGGCCAAGAATGAACGACAACTCATTCGGCGCACCTGTGGTCGGGCCAAAAATGGCGTAGTACTTGGGAACGCCTTGAGCCGAAGGATCGGGGTAGGCTTCGCGGATGAAGTTGACATCCTTATTCAGCAGGTAGTTATACCTGCCCGAAGCCTCGACTACCGCTATGGAAAACACAGAAAGGAAGTCATCCGGGGCTGACAAATACTTGTTGCCCGGTGACAGAGAGCCCGTCACATTCCTGCGAAGGGATGGCAACTGAACGCTGTTGTAGATTTTTTCTTCCGCAAGCCGAGTCATGTCGGCAAACGGCACGGCCTCAAACGTATTGGCCGTGTAGTTCTCTACCGCAGTTTTCAGTTGTGTGTAGTTCATGGCTTAGGCCATCGGCCCACGGGCCGTAGTCCCTTTGGTGGCAGCACCATTGCCACGGGTCTTGGTGCCAGAAGTCTTGATGCCGGTCTGTGGATATCCCGCGTCTGGGAGATTGACAGATCCGCCCTTCTTGAAACCCGCAGCGTTCTTGCCGTGCGCCTTGCTAGCGGGCAACTTAGCGTGCTGTTCCAGAGTCATCTTAGCCATACGGCCTCCTTATGCCACAACAACCGTAACTGTACCAACAGCAGTCGCACTCACCAAGGTATTTGGCGTGCCTGATAGCGCATTACCCCCACCTACAGGGGCCCAACCCCACTGAATATCCCGGCTTTCAGGGTAGCCAGCAAAATCGGGGCGAGGGTCACGAACTGCCTGAGGATCGGCAACGGGGTACATGCCCAACTGCAACTGCGGGTGATCCTCTTCCCAGCAGGTTGAACAAACCTTGATACTGACCTGTCTGGTCTTGATGACCAGATTCTTCAGGTCTTTGAGTTTGAAACGGAAGCCACAGCGGTCGCACTCCGCTATGGCGCGTTTGCCCTCAGTAAACCTATTAGCCATTTACGAGATGTACTGCTGACGCGGTACGAAACGCACTGCCGCCTTCTCCCGATCCTCGCCTGCTGCTAGATCCCAAGCCTCGTCATACTGCTGTTTCAGAACCGGAAGCCGATCCAGCGCATTGGGGATCTTGAGGCCCAAGTAGTAAGCCAAGCCCGCCACCATGCAGGGGATAAAGCGGAAAGGCACATCCATCGTATTGGCACCGTCACCCGCATCTTGTATACGACGCAGACGCCAGTAAACAAAAGAATACGGAATGCTGGAGTCAGGTACAGGCCACACCGTAGCCGTAGGAATAGGCGAAGTACGGTCGATATAAACCTGAATTGGCCTAGCCTGCTGAAGTTTGTTGGGGATAGACGAGTAAGTGCTAACGCTAATACGGGTGATGGTGAGGTCAACTTGCGTCGAAACATTGCCCGCCCCCGTACGGATAACGTGTTCTAGGAGGTCTACCGTATCTTCCGGAAGGTTATAAGTTGCAGTACCCGCCACCAGCGGGATAGTGCCTGAATCAATAGCCCACAGGTTGATACCACGATTAGCCCAATCAGCGAACAGAAGATTAAGGCTACGACGAGCAGTGCGTAAGTCATAGCCCGTGCGAAGTTCAGCACCACAGCGCTCAAAGGCTTCCTCCACAATCTCAGAGAGATCAAGGTTAAACGCGGTGGTGCCAGAGGTAGCCATTTACTTACCGCTTTGCTGTTTTGGCTGACTGTCGGAAGGCTTTGGCAGTAGGAGCGCCGGGAGCGCCGGGTTTGCGCATCTTTTCTCCGCTACCTGCGGCGATACGCTCACGCTTGGCGTGAATATTCGCGTAGAGGCCGTCAGCAGAACCGCCTTTTGCGTAGAGAGCGACTGGCTCATTTCCGTCCCGTTTCTTGACGGTCTTAGGCAATTTGGCGGGGTTGACGGCCCCCATCCCGCGACTTGGCCGCATCACACCACCTTGCACTTACGCAGGCCACGCTGCTCACATCCACCGCCACGAACTGAGCCGCCCTTGGCGTAACCAATACGCCCACCCTTGGCGCGGAGTTCATAGTCAACCTCCTCGTCACGAGTGCGCGATCTGGGAGACGGTTTCTTGGGAGTTGCTTGAAGTACAGGCTTATTGCGCTCCATAACTTCAGCCTGCCCCCGTGCGCGTTCAGCCCGTTGCTCCCGCATCTTCCTTCGGCTAGTGGCCCCACGCATCGTGGATTCTGCGGCTTCGACTTCTTGCTTGCCAGTGAACTTACGGCCTGATTCGGCAGTACGGGGCATAGTGGTACGCGCCGCTGAAGCAGGGGCACTACCAGCCGCACGTTCGATCTCACGGGCAATCGCCGCATCCCCACGCCCTGCTTGAACACCTTTGACGATAGGGGTAGCCACAAACTCAGCGCCACGCGCTGCCCCACGGGCTAGCCCGGGAGTAGTTGCGCTAAGGATGTTACGGATATTCCGTTCGGTCTCCCCCATCATCTCGCCGGTAGACACAGGGGCGCGATACGGACCTGCTCCGGGGATATCAGCAGAAGCACGAGGGGCAGCAAGGGTAGGTTCCGGCGAAGACACGGACTCCCCACGAGGGCGTCCCATAACGGGCTCTGCGCTAACCGGAACTCTTGCCTTAGCGGGACGCGATGGCGCTTCACTACCACCACGCTCTAGGAACTTCTTAGCGCGGGCGTAAACATCTTCGTCAAAACTGCCCTTTTCGCGCCCAGATGCGAGTTCATCCAATGCGGAGGTGCCACCTTCGGCAAACTTACGGTACTTACGCATCTCACACCACCTTTCCGCGAGTCTTGCCGCGCTGGGCGCAACCATCAATGCTGCCGCCCTTGGCGTAGGCTTTGATGGTTCTCGGAATGTCCACGCCGTATTTACTGTTCGGCTTAGGTTCTTCCTGTCTCTTTTCAGATGCTTGCTTTTTGTAGTCGTCCGAAAAAGTTGACGGATCACCAACCATTGTCTTAGGCAGCAGTCCAATATCAGACTGAAACCGCTTTGCCTTATAGATGGCGTTGTTTATGTCTTGCGTGCGCTTGGTCGCTTTTGCCTTATCGTCAAGTTCGCGAGCCTCAGAGGCACGTTCTGCGTACCAAGTCGTCTTCTCAGTCGGCGTCATTTCATCGAAACTGACCAGACGCGTCTCGTAACTTTTCAATGGACGACGCTTTTTATCCGTGTCAGCCATATCACACCACCTTGCACTTGCGGAGGCCGCGAGACTCGCAGCCGCCACCACGGACGGAGCCGCCTTTGGCGTAGGCTTTAGTCATGCCGCCCGCTGCTTTCTTGACGGGCTTAGGCATAGGCTCCATCGGGGCCATACCGGGCTTACCGTAATCGCCACGCTTGATCTTGCGCTCGGTGGTGATGCCTTCTTCTTCGTAATCACGAAGTTCTTCGGCAGTGGGGCCCGCCATCAAGCCCCGCCCAGCACCGGCTTCTTTACTGACGGACATCATGCGCTTCATTTGCAACTCCCGCCACCCATCATCTTGACGATCTTGCCACGGGTCTTGCCCTTGGACTCGACGCCGCCGCCCTTGGCGTAGCCCTTGCCCTTGGCTTCGGCCATCTCGTGCTTGATCATGGACTTGGGAGCGCCCTTCTTCTTCATGAAGGCCACTTCCTTTTTCATCATGGCTTTGGACTCTTTCACATCGCCTCCTTCGGCCTTGTGGCCCTCAAACTTCTTACCTACGGATTGAGGAATCCCGACCTTCTTGGCGAAGGAGGGTGAGTTAGCAACGGCCCGCATGAGCCGCTCCTGCTTATCACTGGCGTACGGCACTGGATGACTCCATTATCCGATCCAGTTTGGCGTCCAACTTCTCCAATCGCTCTAGTACACGGTTAATGTCCATGTGTACTTCCTGCTTGGTAATGTACTCCTTGGCAATTTCTTCGCGTGTCTTGTTCAGAAGAATGCCAAGACGAGAAATCTCAGCGGCTTTTTCCTTCAAGGTCCACCCCAAAAGTCCAAGTACCACCGTCAAGACAGTGTTCCAGATCAGGGATTCCATTTAACAATTCCATGCCCTTAAGGATTTGTTAATCCGACTGTTAGGATCTTTGGCTGTCTTTTCGCTGGTGAGTTTCTTCTTCATGCCCTTCATCCGGGCACAGAAGGAATCACGGCGAGGCCCGCCCTCAGGTTGTGGGGCCTTCAGACCGGGCTTGCCCGGATTGGCGCGGTTGTAGGAGGCACGCCCCTTGGCGTTCAAGCCGCCTTCGGGGTCTTTACCTTCCTTGCGCTGCCAAGCGGGTGACTTAGCCATAGAACACGATTGCCGTCGCGTTGGACACGGTAGCGTGTACGTCTGTGTAAAACAGAATCCCCTGATCAGGGATATACACGCTGTACGGAACCCCCGCCGCAGGCGTAACGAAGTCCATCACGATAGCACCACCAGCGCCACCATCACGGATAGTCACCGCCCCGGCTGTTGCCCCCGGCGTAATGAACAGGCTACGCACCCGCGTACGGTCACCAAACACAGTGCCCGTGGCGGATACGTTCGCCGCTTTGATGTCGGTTTGCATTCCCATACCGCCCTCAGTTAGAAAAACGCCCCCGAAGGGGCGCTAATTAGTTCTGGCTGAACGTGGGGGCTTGCGAGCCGTCATCAGCACGCTGGACATATTCCACAGTCACCACAATCGACCCAGCCGTGGCATTCGCCGTGGTAGCCGTAAACGTGCCGGTGACCGCCACATCAGTGGTGCCAACGTTATTAGTCTGCGCAACCTGAAGCGCGGTGTCGATGGTGGCTTGGGCCACCTTGCCAACGGCCACACCAGTATTGAACGTGGTGACGAAGAAGTTGGCGGTGCCGCCCGTCTTGCCAATGGTCACACCAACTTCAGTTGCGCCCGTAATGGCAACCGTCTTCTCGACGTTGAAGCGCAGGATTTTGGACCCAGCAGGCAGATTGAACAGCGTCTGCGCCGTGGGGGAGGTCAAAATGACCGAAGAGGGGATGGTGACCGAACGGGTCAGCAGGAGGAGGCCGGTGTTATCAGCCGCGCCGTAACGTTGGGTGCCCGTACGAACCGGGCCAGAGAAAGTCGAGAAAGACATCTCAGTATCCTCAATCTGCACTTACCGTCTCTGAGGAGAAGTCTGCCTAGCCAGTCGGTAAGTGGATGTGATTACTAGGGCTGTTCTCTTTATACAGCAAAAGAAACGGGGGCACAAGGCCCCCGTCTTGGCTTAAAACCCTTTCGGGTTTATGCGCCTTGCGAGCCCCACATACCCAGCGGGTCAGACACGCCGAACGAATAACGCTCGCGGGCCTTGTAGCGGGCATTGCCGGTATCGAAGTCACCGTCCATCGACGTAGACATCGGGGTACGCACGAAGTGCTTCAGGCCGTTCGGAACGTCAGTCTTGATGAACCAACCGTTCGTGTCCGTCAGCCAGTGGTTGACGGTGTAGCCCTCGGGGATCGAGCCGTTGCTCTTCAGAGCGTTGATGTCGTTGTCGGACGTACCAACACGCTGCTCAGTTTGCAGCAGGCGGGTAGCCACGAACATCAGGCTCGGAGGAACAATCAACTTGCGCGGCTTGGCGGCGATCAGCAGGCCACGCTCATCCGTCCACGCGGCAATCTGAATAACGGCGGCTTCCAGAGAAGTCTCGTTCAGATCCACCATAGTGGCGGGGCGATTGCTGTTGGTGCCACCGTTGACCAGCGGGTGGTCAGTAGCGAACAGCACCTTACCGTCACCGTAGGTGGGGTTGCCCGCACCCGTGAAGCCGGTATTCAGGATCGCCGCAGCCTTAACCTGCTTGGTGTAAGCCATAGCACGAGCCAGCGACTTGGTATACCGCGCCGAAAGGCTGTCGTACAGGTTGTCTTCCATCGCCTCTTCGGTGATGGCGAAACCCATAGCGATAGTCTCGTGGGTATAACGAGCCGTCCAAGCCTCTTGCGCATTGTCGTAAACGATGGCGGAGCCTTCGTTCTTGACAGGCGCTTGGCCGAAGCCAGCCAACTTGGTTTCTTCCTCAAACGAGCGCTCGGAACTCTCCTGTTCGTAGATTTCCTTGTGCTCTTCGCCGTAGCGCTTGTACTCCATGCCAAACAGGGCGTTCAGACCCGGCAGGAGTTCCTTCAGCAGTTGGGAACGTGAAATTGCCATGATCTAACTCCTGTTAGTTGGTCAGAGCGGTAGCGTTGTAGTACATGTGAACACCTTGGTTGAACTTCACGATGCAATCCGTGAAGTTGCTGCCAGCATCCACAAAGTCCACGATACGCACAGCCAGAGTACCGGTGTTAGCCGGGGTGGACAGACGAATGGTAGACAGGCCGGTAGCGGTGTTGCCGCCGAAGTTTTCCAGAGCGGCGAACTTGCCAATCACCGTCGAAGCGACGGAACCAGCCGCCTGCACTTGGTACAGTTGGTCGGGATCGTCACAGACACGGATAAACACTTGCGTGTAGCCGTTGGTGATGGCGTTGGCGGGCAGATACTGCGCGTACAGCGGCTGCTTGGTGTCGGGGGACACGTAGCGAACACCGACGCAAATACCCACAACACCAGCCGAAGAGGTCGTCACCGTCGCGGTAGCGGCGGAGGGTTGACCAGCCGAAGCGGCACCAATGGTGATAACGTCACCGGTATAGATAGCGGTGGCGCTGTTGACGGTCATCGGGATTTCCCGAATGATGCCGCCAGAGTAAGCCTGACCACCGATCAATTGGACCGGCTTCAGACCATAGGGAGAGGCAACTGAGGCCATTTGATACTCCTTGGGTTGTTACGAACCGCGTCCGAACGTCACCTCAGTGCGGCGCTCCTTGAAGAGCGGCATCCGGGCATCGTTCTCGCGCATGAAGTTGTTGTCAATCGCGTTCATCTGACCATTCGCTTGCGCTACGTAATATGCATTACGTTGTTCAGCCAACTCGATGGGTGTTTTGCAAAGGATGAGCCCACCGATCTCAATGCTGTCTGGGAAGCGGGGCTTGTCCCCGGTCCCCATCAGTTGGATCTCAGGATGCTCAGACGCCTTCACAGGCTCCCAGCCTTCGCGGAGTTTCGAGGAAACATTCATGGGATCAGCGACCCCAAGCGTGCTGACACGAATCCAGCGGAACCTGTAGCCTTCTTCCGGGGTCGGATCGGGCAGCAGTTGCGGCGGCATCCAAGACCGGGGACGCTCGGTAGTAGCGCGAGTGTCCAGATCCCGTGTACGGGGACGGCCCCGAGTGGGGGCTTCGGTATGGTCGTGAGTATCAGACATTTTGGTTCCTCAATTCTTCCGCAACCTGACGCGCATAGACTTCCAGAGGAACTCCAAGGCGCTTGGCGATATTGACTTGTGATTGGGTCAGCACGATCTTTTTGGGCGCTGTGCTGCGAGTGGCAGGGGCAACGACTGAAGCCTTTTTGACGGGCTTTTCAACGGGTTTCTCGGAGGGAAACGCATCCGGGAAGAGTTGGCGTACACGAGAGTTAATCTTCTCGTAGTACTCGTCGCTATCTGTACTCACCCCACTTTCTACAAGTCGCTTGTGAACTGTCAAGGCTACAGCCGTCATTTCATCATTTGACCCAAACCACGGATTGGCGTTTTGCCACGCACGGGCTTTTGAATCAAACTGAACTTGCGGCTGAGCCTGCGGTGCGGGTTGTACATCAGTTTTTGTTTGCTGTAAAGCAGGCGGTTTGAAATCGTTTACGCGCTCTGCCCTAATTTTGGCCGCAGTAAGTTCTTCCTGCGCAGCAACAATGGCGTCCGCGTCCCCGGCTTCATAGGCGGCTTTGTATTTCCGCTTGGCCTCGTCCAACTCACTGGCAACCACTTTCTTGGCTTGCTCAATGAGTACCTGCTGCCCCTGCCCAAGGCTACCTTGGAGTTTCTTGTTCTCCTCGATAAGGTTCTGGGCGAGGCGAATAGCCTCTTCCTTCTCACGCTGTGCAGCCTCTTTGGCCCTACGCTCCTCGTGATAGCCCTTGGAGAAGTGCTGAATCCGCTTCTTCACATCGGCGGAGTACTTCTCCAGTTCATCGTCGGTTACCTCAGCGGGAGGCTCCTTCATGGGCGTGCGGCCCCGGTCCTCCGGAGGGGTGTCGTCTACGACTTCAACCTCTGCATCGCCTTCTCCCTCGATTTCAAACTCCACTTTTTCTTCGGTGGGAGCCCCCTTTTCATCGGGGAACTTGAATTCGTTTCGATCCAGTTCAGCCATTTACGCCTCCTTAAACGCGGGAAATGCCACGGGGGTCTTCAACAACGGCCTCAACGGAGTCGTCATTGATGATCCGAAACTCTTGCCCGTGAATCTTCACGCGAGTGCCGGTATTGGGGCGTACAAGAATGAAATCCCCCACCTTGCAGGACGGCCCGCTAGGGAACCGAATGGGGTCTTTGTAGCAATCCGGACCCATCTTCATTACAAACAAGACGGGCGACAGAATCTCTTCAAAGTGCATAGTCTGACCGGCCTTCAGAAGCCCGCTCTCGTAGGACTCATTGGCTTTGGGCAACATGCACAGAATATGGTAGGTCTTCGGCTCAGGGACTTGCCGTGCCTTTTCTTCCTCGGTTTCAGGAATAACGGTGATAGTCGCCTCACCTACTCCGCTTGCCACCAAAATCTCACTCATCGTCATTCTCCAGTTTTCGCACGAGGTCGGTGATAAAGGAATGTGCGACTGAAAGACCCCGGATTTCGCCACACATTGATTTGTACTCAGGGAAGTCTTTTGCCGCACCTGAGATAAGAGCCTGCGCAATAGCATCACGCCGCTCTTCTAGTTCCTTGATAACCACGGAAAACGCAGTGGTTGCCATGTTAGTGAGTCCTTACTGTTTTGGTTGAGAAGGCTTTTGCTGAGGTTGCTGAGCCTTCATCGCTTGCTGACGCATCTTGAACGCATCGGACTGAGCCACTTGCCGCAGTTTTTGCTGATGCAACTGCTCCTTATGCGTCATGTCCTGTTGAGCCGCCGCCGCTTTGAGGCGAGGGTCTTCACCCTGCTTTCTCTGGGCCTCCAACGCTAGGCGAGCCTGCTCCAACTGGAGTTTTCCTTGGGCGATCTGAAAGTCACGCTGACTATCCATTTCCTTGCGCTTGAGTTCCTCAGCCTTCAGTTGCAGTTCTGCTTGCATCATCTGGAGTTGAGGGTTCTGCGCCATCTGCTGGGCTTGCTGAGCCTGAGCCTTCTGAACATTGGTTTGCAGCAACTGCTGTGCAGCCTGCGCCACCAGACGAGACAGTTGCACTTCCGTCTGCTCGTCCAACTCCTGATCCGGAGCGGTCATCGGAACACCCAACTGCTCCTCGACCTGTTGCCGGTAGGCAAACGCCATGTGCTCCGCAATGTGGGCCATGATCGCGCCCTGCATCTGCTGAGCCATCGGACTCTGACCAATCATTCCCATGATCATGGGGTCTTGCATCATCGACATATGTGTGGCGATGTGCGCCTGATGGTCTTGGTAGATAAACGCCTTGGTCGGCTTGCCCGTCAGGAAACTCATGTTTTCGCTGACTGGATCACGAGGCTTCTGGTCATCTTCAACCGGGACCAACTTCTCCGCGTTCTTGATACCCAAGACCTCCAGCATCTGCCGGTGCAGTTGAGGCAAGTCATAAATCTGCGGAGCACCTTGGGCCAGTTGCAGCGCCGCTTGGTACTGCATGATCCGCTGCGCCATCGTGGCGGCGTTCGGATCGCTGACCGGGATCACCTCAACGATGTCGTAATCAGCCTGTTTAGCCTGACGTTCTGCGTTCTCCGGCGTATATGAATAGTCGGGGGGCAGGTAGTCGCGGATGATCTGCTTGAGAAGTTTGAACTCCCTGCGCAGACTCTCGTGGACACGCGCCTGCACCGCACTCATCGTCTTCAACTGACGCTCAAGGATTGCCAGCGTGGTTCCCACAGGTGCCTGCGCCGACATGTCGCTGATCTTCAGATCAGCGATAGCGGCTAGCCTGCGCCCCTCTTCAGTGATGCGCTCCAGCAGCGCAGCCAGAACCTGACTCGGCTCCTTGTACGGCAGCGGCATGATGTTGTCGCGCACTGAACCCGAGGGGATGTCCACATCCCTGAACTCGCCCGGAGCAATCGGCGTATCGTCGCCCTTGATCCGCAGGCCACGGCTCTTCAGGCCACCGGGGAGGTTGGCAAGCGACCCCGCATCTACGAGTTGGCGGATCAGGGACGTACCCGCACGGGCGTAGCCACCGATCAGGTGGATATAGCCCAGACCGTATGCCCCGAACCCGGGGATGTATGTGTACTGAACGAAGTGCTGACGGCGCAGTTTCCTGTCGTCATCCTCGCCCCAATTCCTCCGGATAGCCAGCACGGTGTTCGTTCCGCGCTCGATGGTGATGACGTACGGCAGCGCCACGCCATCCTCATCCTCGTATCCCGGCAAGTCGTAATCGACATGGATCTCAAGGATCTGGAACCGCTCGTCATCAGTTAGGGAATACCCTTGGTCTTCGGCCTTTTTCTTCTCGATGTCCGAGAAGATCCGCACCGGCTCACCAAGTTCTGCATCTTTGTAGAACCCTGCGACTTGCAGTTTCTTGACCTCGTTCTTGGTCTTGCGCATGACATGGGTTACACGCTCTGCGCTATAGATATTAGAGGCCCCGTAGGGAATGATGATGTCTTCGGCGGGGATGAACATCGCCACCTGACGGCCCAGACTCGGGTCGTAATACACCTTCTTGAACGCAGCGCCAGACAGCCCGAGGCTGTACAGCAGTCGCTCATGCTCCGGGCGGTACTCGATCATCTCTTCCGTCAGCCGGAAGTTCATGTCATCACGCACGCGCTCAGCGGCTTCTTCCTTCAGCCGGTCGATGGCACCAACGATCTGCGTCTTGACCGGCCCCTGAGCGGGGAACGTCTCGGTAATCATCTCCGACTGGAACCGGATGGCGGCTTCCGTCAGAAGTGGGGAGTACACCCCACATGCCCCATTCCAAGGCTCGGTACGCTCTTCGTACTTCATGCCAAGGACTTCCAGCCCCTTGACGTACATCTCCGCCCAGTCTTTACGGGAGTTGATATCTGCGTCAACCAAGGAAACAAGATCGCTGGCTAGGCTTTGAAGCGCGGAGTCGTCCATGAACTCCGCTAGGTTGGCGTCAAACGAATCCGCCGTTTCCGGCTCAGATTCAAGTTCGATCACCAGCCCGTCCATACCAATCTTTACCGACTCCGGATCTTCAATCTCAATCTCAATGGCGGGATCCGCAGACATTGCAGCGGGGTCAAAAGGAGAGAGGGCTTGGTCGATGTTGGTAGCCATGATGTGTCCTTAGTAGTACGCCGCTTTACGTGATGAGCGCCAATACTGTGGTTCTTCCTTCTCATCGGACGGCAGGCGGATGAACCCACCTTGACGAAACCGCATGAGCGCCATGACCGTAGAGTCCACCAAGTCATCGTTAGGCATGAATGGGAATCCAGCGATTTCTTCCACAACTTCTTCTGCCCACCGCGTTTGGGGAACCCAAACAAGTCCGCTGCGAACTATGTCCACCACGGAGTTGAGTCGAGCGAGTTTATCCCCGGAGCCACGGTGCGGGGTGTATTCCTGCACCGGCAAACCCATCCGACGCATCTCCTGATACAGAGGAGTACCGCTGGATTTCTTTTCAACGATGAACGAATCAGGTTCCCAGAATTTGTATTCATCAACTGCCAAGCGCTTCAGTTCAGGAAACTCCAGTCGCTTCTTGATGCTATTGAGCAGGATGATGCTGTAACAGTCCTCTTCCTCGTTCATCCACACGCCCCACGTAGTCAGGGCGGTGAAGTCCGCACGGTTATGGGTCTCCGCAGCGGCATCCAAGGACATGATGACGTACTCGCACTTGGGCGGGTCATCCTTATCCCAACGCTTCCACCACTCCCGCTTGATAACCGACGCTTCTTCGGCGGTGGGGTTCTGCTGATACTGCGCGTTCCACTGGAACAGCGGCATGGATGCCTTGGTACGCAGTAGCGCAGGGACATCGTAGAACTCAGGCCATAGCGCACGCTGTGAACCATCGGAAGATTCAAACAGCGCAGGAAACTCGATCACTTCATACTGATCGGAGTCCTCGTTCTGAGCCATGTCCTTGGTCACGCGCCCCGTCAGGTCGTTCAGGTGCCACCGTGTCTGGATGATTGCCACCCGACCACCCGGCATCAAGCGGGTACGCGCACCGTAGGTGAACCACTCGTAGGCTTTGTCGAAGACATCGAAGTTGCCGTTGATGATGTCCTGCTCGTTGTGGGGATCGTCCACCAGCAGCAAGTCCGCACCGCGTCCAGCCAGCGCAGAACCTACGCCGCAGGCGTAGTACTCGCCGCCTACGTTTGTGTTCCAGCGGCCTGCCGACTTACTGTCTTGCGCCAAAGATGTTGTCGGGAATACCTGCTTGTAGGCGTCGGTGTCGATGATGTTTCGCACCTTGCGACCGAAATCGACCGCCAGATCGGCAGTGTGCGACACCATAAGTACCTTTTTATCGGGGTACTTGCCGATAAACCATGCTGGAAAGTAGATAGAGACAAGTTGGGACTTGCCGTGACGCGGCGGAATGTTGACGCACACCCGATCCTTGTCCCCATCGGCAATCGCCATGAGCATGTCTGCAAGGATGCGGTGGTGTTTACCCACCTTGTAGTCTGGTTGAATGTGTTTGCAGAACTCAATCAGGTCGTCGCGGCATGATTGGGCGACTCTTCGCTTCGCCAGTGCGTCAGCGATCTGCAAAATCTCTTCTTGTTCGGACGAATCGAACTGATCGATGTTGGCGACCAGCAGTTCGATGTCCTCTTCGGAGACATCCAGCGGATCAAGCATCGGTAAGCACGCCCAATTCCGCGTCTACGTCCACAACGAGGTCGGAGTTCAATAATTTTTCCGTTTTTTCGTCGTGTGCGATGATTTTTGCGTCCTCGGCATCGTTTTTATTCGTTTTTGCGCGTATTACAGACAATTTTTCGCGTAAAGACTGCTTCAAATCCTCGGTAGACCGGTGCGTAACCGTCACTTCCGACCGTTCAGTGAACAAACCAACGTCAGAAATCTTGCCAAGCAACTCCAAAGCACGGATACGCACCCTCGGATCGGGGTTTACCGACTCCTGAATGAGTTTGTTGGTGACATAGGTGCGTATTTGCACCGCGTTTTTGACCACCGCGTGGCTGAATTCCCCCAAAAGGGTATCCAACTCAAGGATTGCGGCGGGCCTCAGAGAGGCTAGGCGGTTGGAAGTGACCGTGGAGTTGGTCTTTTCCTCGTTCTGCGCGTATGCAGTGAGGATTTCTTCCGCGAGTTTCTGATCTTCGGGGGTGGGAACCAGCAGTTCGGGGTCCAGACCGTTTTCGGCAAGTTCGTAAAGAGTCTTGCACGCGGCGGCGGCACGCTCTTTCAGCGTGGCATGGGGCAAATCATCCGGAGGAATGATCACCCCGAGATCAGGGGTTACAACAATTTCAGACATGAATACGCAGCCCAGTATGGAACCGAGCGAATGCGCGGAATGTACAAGTAATTTTTCGAATACGCAAGGAGGTTGGGACTCCTACCGGGGGGTGCTTCTAAGTTAGGGGGTACTAACTTAGTGGACGGAACTAAAAAAGTGGTCTTCGTGGACGCAAATTACTAACACATTCGCGGCGTATGGAACCAACTCAGGCTTGGGGGGATGGGGTGCGGGTGGGTTAGTCATACAGTGTTTCCATTACTTTTCACTCCCTGCTATCCCTTGGCATTTCCTGCCAGTCTGGCATAGTTCATCCCATCGCAGCCCTGACCGCGCTGCGACGCATACTGACCCGATGATCGGTGACGGTGCAACGGTCTTCCCTCAAAGGAAACGAAAATGGCAATTCAAACCAACGCGATGGCCCAGGCCGCGCAAACCCTCTCTCAGCCGATCAAGACTCGCCGCGCCCCTAGCGCGGGTCGGAGTGTGAAGAAGCAGCCCGACGCCGTGAAGGTGACGTGGGACACGGCTTCGGCCCGTCTGATCGACGCCGTGAAGGCGGAGGGCGTGGCCCACAACAAATGGGTTCAGGCGTCCGATCAATTGTGGATTCTCGGCGTTCGCCCTGCTGCTCTGGAGCAGGTTACCGTCAACGGGAAAAAGCAGGATTCGGAAACCTACCAGAAGGTGGAGCAGATCGTACAGAAGGGATTCAGCGCGAGAGTGCAGTCCCTGCTGGCCGTCAACGGCGCGGGCCTGTCGGGCCTTACTGAGGCGGAGCGCGGCGAGCGCCGCTACTGGGTGAAGCGCACCCCGGTAATGATGCAAAGGGTAATTCAGTACCTGAAGCGCCACGAGGAAAACGAACGGGGGACAACGGAGAAGAAAACCCTTTCCCAGCAGGTGGCGAAGATCATCAAAAAGCAGATCGAACGAATCGAAAAGGCGGAGGCCGAGAAGGTGTCAGACTTCAACGTCCCTGAAGTTCTGTCCCTGCTGCGGCAGGCTGTCGCTGAACTGACCTGATCAGGTCAACCCCAAAAACCCCGGCTTCGGTCGGGGTTTTTTTTCGCCCGTACTACGTCAGCCCGACAGGCCCGCCCTGTCGGGCTTTTCTTTTTCCTGCTAAGCCTGTCTTCTGTATTCCTTACGTTTGTTTTTGAGACCAGTTCCCTAAGCAGCGGCGAGGAGCATTGGTGGGTATGCACGGGGCGTTCGGCTCGGCCCAGCGCGGCTCAGAAACAAAGTTAGCCAACACGTGTTGACTTACTTACAGGACTTGTACACCACACACCCCACTTTGAAGCCAGTTTTCGGAGCAGCGGCGAGGAGGACGAGCCCCCACAAAAGTAAGTCAACACGTGATGGCTAACTGTACTAACTGTTCGGGAACTTAGCGTACCCAATGTACTAATGTTCTATGTACTAGGAAGACGAGTGTTCTGTGTTCCAACCAGAAGACCGTTCTAATGTTCTGTCAGAGGTCGTACCCACTGTTCTAATGTTCTGTCAGAGGTCGTACCTATCGTTCCATTGCCAATCTGACGAATGTAGCGAACGAATGTTCGGAAAATCGCAAATCGGGGGTACAACCATTAAACTGCATGAAACAGCATACAGCCCCCGTAGAAAATGTCAGTTGATTCCAAAACACACAGGGTAACCTGTGGTTTTTAGTAGTAAGTAATAGTATTTAAGATAATGTTCTAATGTTCGTATTGTACCCCCATAGAACCCTGCCACCGCGAAGGTACCCTTGAAACCAGTGCTTCGACCCTACGACAACGCCTTCGGACACCGAATAGGCCGTTTTCGCCACGGTTCCCCCGGAACAATCAAACTAACGAACATTCCCCTGCAATCAAGGACTTACCCCGCTACAAATCACCGACTCCCAAGAACATTCACGCTATGCCACACACTACCATTCTTCATCACATCTCGTCATCATTTACCACTAAAAACTTGACATAGGCATCATAGTGTGTTACAATGTATTCATACGGTGGAAGAGCGAGAACGGCACCGTAGACAACACCAACCCCCCGCCTCGCAGTCAGTCAAGGAAACAGATCATGAAGACTCGTACCACTCAATTCATCCGCACCCACAAGGTGCCCAACCAAAACAACGAGACAACGGACCTCATCGCCGCCCTCTCCGAGGGTGCGTCCTATCGGCTCACCGAACGTGCCACGCTCGACCTCCACGACCTGTTGCAGAACAACGTGGACGGGGTCGAATTTGATGAAGATGTTTTGGAAGATCAAAACATCGAAGTGGGATTCGAACTCGATTCCGTGTGCGGGTCCATCCGCACCATCGAAGAGATCATGACTGACCTGTGCGAACTCGCATCCGAGCCGAGTGCAGAGCAACTCATTGCGGACTTCTACCGCACGCCCAAGTTCAACCCGGTCGTTGCCACCTTCGGCAAGGTGCGCCGCCCCCGCTAACCCACCAACCCAAACCCCGGGGCATACGCCTCGGGGCAACTCACGAGGAAACATCATGAACACTCAAAAGCAAACCGCCGCCATCATCCTCCGCGCATTGCGCGAACAGATCGACCCCACGGTCGATGCAGCGGAGGCCATACAGGCCGAGCAAGGCTACGCCTCCTGCTACACCCAGACAGTCAAGGCTGGTGCGGCCAAGGCCGAACAGTTCGCTGCCGACATAGCCGAGTACGTTTTGCATCACAACCGCCGTGCCGCCATGCGGGCCAAGCACACCCCCGGCAGTGAGTACTACCGGTATATGACCGAGCGGATGGATGAGATCCGCTGCGCCATCTTTGCGTGGACTAGTGGCGATTCCGACATTGTCACTGCGTGCGGGTACGGCATTGTTCCGGTGGCGCAAGCCATCGAGCGTTTGCTGGCTGAGTAAGGGAAAGGTATCAGCATGAACTACAAACCCAAGCGCCCAGACCCCCATGCTCCACCCCGGTTCGCCGGTAAGTACGGCGGGAAGATCAACTACCGCAACACGAGCACATCCGTGCTCACTCCCAAACCATTCATCCGGGTAACGGAGGTGCCCGACTCGCTCAACCCATCCCAGACCGGCGCACCCCACGCCGCAAAGGTTGACCCAAACAAATACACCGGTACTGCGTGTATCGGTATTGCTGCAATGCACAAGTCCAACCTTGTGCCCGTGTTCAACAGCCAAGCCGCTATCGATGCGGCAACCATGAGGAGGAATTGATTGGCTAAGAAAAAGCCGAGACCGCTGGTCAACAAGACGGGCTCCGTGCCCGAGTTGATGCAGGACGACTGCCGTGGGTTGAGCAAGTGGCTATCAACAAGGCCCGACGCTCGACTGCACGCAAGAGAAGCCGCCGCTGCGATAGCAAGAAACAGGAGTACAAACAACCAAACACCGTAAACCACCACCAAATACTTGACATAGATGTCAAGTAGTGTTATAATGTATTCAGACAGTGAGAGAGCGATCAAACACTGTCAGAAACGTGTGCAACTAGAAAGGAAACACCATGATGAAAGACGATCTGCTCGATGCCTTGCACCTGTGGGTGCTGGGTGCGTGCTACCTGCACAACGCCCGGGTGAATACGTTCGCCCGGTTCGCCACCCCGTTCGACGCCGAGCCGCTCGATCACAAGAGCGACGAGTACGCTGACAAGGAGCGCATCCGCTGCGCCGACTGGTTCAGCCGCGTCTATGGCGTTGTGGTGGACGCTGTGCTGCACGGCACCTCCCCCACCGGGAGGCACTCGGACTTTGAGGCAGAACTCATGCTGAAGGCCAAGCGGATCTTCGGCGTCCATTCAGGAAAGTAAACACCATGAGCGCTTTTGGATGCCCCCACTGCGAGGGCTACGGCATCGAGCCGGATGACGAGGCGACGGACAGAAGGGATACGAACGTAGTGGCGCTGCTGCGTGCAGCGTCCCTGCTGATCCGCCACTGCAACATAAACAACATCGCGGTGTGCAACGTAAACACCGACTTCATCGCGGACTTGAGCAAGGCCGTGGATGCGGCAGAGGACTTCTTCGATCCGTGGATCACGGACGAGGAACTGCTGGCGTGGCAAGACGAGTAAACGAGTAACTCAGGAGAAATGAGCATGGAAAAGCAGTCATTCACCTATCCCCTGTCGTGGAAGTCTTTCACCGAGGCCGATGTCGGTTGGGTGAAGTCCGTGTTCCGGGCGCTGCCCGACCCGTTCCTGTTTCTCAAGATGGCAGAGGTGCGTATCAGTACGTCCTGCTGCGATGAGAACTTCTACCGAGATGAATTCGGAGAGGACGCAGTGCGCGTGGACGACACCGTCGAGATCAACGGTGCGTACACGATCACCCGCGTGATCAGGGCCGAGACGACCGAAACACTGGTTTCAGCGCACCACCGCGAGACCTTCAAATATGTTGTCTACGAGCCCTGTCTTATCCCCGGTTCGCACTGGGAGCCCGAGGAGTGGGACATCTCCGAGGTCGGCGTGTTCGATTCGCTAGCCGATGCGGTGCGGGCGATCTTCCTGCGTGAGTGCGAGGGTACGTTCAACCTTGCTGCCGAGACCGCATTCGCTGCGGACATTGCGAAGGCAAAGCAAGAAGAGGTGTTCGATGACATCCCGTACTAAGCAAAACAAAAACAAAGCAAACACCCACGAAGCGCAGTTCAAGATGCGTCCGGTCTGTGGTGGCTGTGGGAGATTATTCGCTGCCGGCGCTCGCAAGGCTGGCTTTCGTGTGTGCAACAACTGTAGGAGAAGTGGATGGACAGATGGAGTTGGGATGACAAGGCAATCACCGTCATCGCGGTGATCGGATTTCTTTTGATGTTTGGAGGATGGATATGAGAACCGTTACGAATGAACTGATGGAACTTGTGGATGGTGCGGGCTTCGACTACGCACGGCACGTGCTGCTGTGTGCGCTCAAGTACATGAGCGAAGCCGAGGTAGCCGACATGGCTCGGATAAACGAGTTGATGGAGACCAAGGAGGAGCGCGAGGAGGAAGAACCGAATGAGGGGGGACCGAAGATGAAGCGGCACTCCGCAACCGTAATCGTTACCGAGACCAGCACATACGAAGTTCAATTCGATGCGCCGGAACACGCCGACATGGATGAGTTGGACGAACTTGCCCGAGAGGAATGGTTGTCCCGTACGTACTTCTCCCGGGACTACGAGCGCGAGATCGAAGTTGAACTGGCAGATGAAGACGCGGGCAGTGACCAAAACCCCATTGCCATCATGCACGCCTTCGCTCTGAAGAACTTTGGGGGTAACCATGAGTGAAGGGATGACCCGAGCCGATGCTCTGCGCGTGGCGATGGACGAACTGACCAACGCGATGGACGAGATCGAGCAGATGCCCGAGATGGATCGCAAGTACCTGAAGAACGACAAAGACGTTCTGACGGATGCCTACAACGTGTTGTGGGAACTGAGAAAGGAGATGAACGAAGCGTAAATACTTGACATGGATGTCAAGGTGTGTTACAATGTATTCAGACGGTGGGAGATCGCTCACCGTCTACCAAGTGATCGCAAACAACGCAAAGGAAACATCATGCAACTGAACTACGAGACCCTGACGACCGCCCCCGTGGTGACCAACGTGCCCAAACTCACGAGTTCCCTGCGGCTGCTGGAACTGAGCATCTCCGTGTGGTCTGGCAGGAAGCAGGACAAGCAGGCCACCGCCGATGCGGCTACGGCGAACAACGCCGACAAGGCGCTGCTGAACACCACGAAGCAACTGCTCGGGGACTGCCCCGAATTGGAAGCCGTGCGTAAGTTTGCGGCGAACACCCGTAACTTCGTTTACTCCAGCACCACCGCATGGGGTGACCTCGGGCAGCGTGCGTTCCCGCAGTTTCGCTTCCCCAACTTGTACAAAGAACTTGATGGGATGAAGCAGGAGTTCGACCGACTGGTCCACGAGTTCCTTTCTGTATACGAGTTCAGGCGCAGCAACGCCCAAGCAAAACTCGGGTCGCTCTACAACCCCGACGAGTACCCGTCTGCTGAGACGCTGCTGGGGAAGTTCCGCTTCACCGTGGCATTCCCCCCGGTGCCGGATGTCAACATCTTTAGCCAAGTGCAGGACGAGGCCGAAGCCTACCTGCGTGACGAGTACGCCCGTGTGTACACACAACGTATCAACGACACCATGAAGGAGGTGTTCGACCGACTGCACGACTCGCTCAAGCACATGGTCGAGCGGCTTGACTACAACGGGAAGGAGGACAAGAAGAAGTTCAACTCAAGCCTCGTGACCAACGTGCGGGACTTGGTTTCTATGCTGGCCGATTTCAACGTGACGGGAGATTCACGACTCACCACGCTGCACACCCAACTCGATCAAGCCCTGACGGGCATCACTGCCGAGGCACTGCGCGAGGACGACCACCTCCGGGCTGACACCCGGGCCAAGGTCAAGTCCGTGCTGAGCAACATGTCTTGGTAATCACCAACCCCAACCAATCCAACCAAAGGAATCACCATGAACTTCTATGACGTTTCGCTTGCCCAAGCCACCAACATGATCCGCGTGGCGGGGGATACGAACACCGTGCTGTTGCAGGGTCACATGGGCATCGGCAAGTCTTCGATCCTGAAGACGCTGGCTCAACTGCTCCCCACCCACGTGCCGGTCTACTTCGACTGCACGACCAAGGACTTGGGCGACATCACCATCCCGAAACTCGATACCAAGAACGAGGACGGCACCGATGCGGACTACGTGCGCTTCGTAGCCAACGAGGAGATGGGCCTGCACCTCGGCAAGCCGATCATCCTGATGATCGATGAGTTCGGTAAGGCTAACCCCGCAGTGAAGAACGCCATGCTGAGGCTGATGCTGGAGAAACAGAGTGCCGGGTACAAAGCAGTGAAGGGCTCGATCATCTTTGCAACAACTAACCTCGGGGCCGAGGGGGTTGGTGATCTGCTGCCCGCCCATGCACGCAACCGCATCACCGTGCTGCGTGTACGCAAGCCTACGGCAGTGGAGTGGATCGAGAACTACGCAATCGACGCGGAGATTGATCCGACGCTGATCGCTTGGGTGTCTGAGAACGGACAAGTTTTCCAGTCATTCGAAGATGATCCCAAGGCGGACAACGAGTACATCTACCACCCCTCCGCGCCGGGTCGGGTGTCGTTCGTCACGCCGCGCACGTTGGAACTGGCTTCTCATTGGCTCAAGCGTCGGGCGCACATGGGTGACATGGAACTGACTGCCGCACTTGTCGGCACCGTTGGCCCTCGCGCTGCGGGTGATCTGTCTGCATTCATCAGGATCGCAGATCAACTGCCCACGCTGGAAGAAATCAAGAACAACCCGATGGGCGCAAAGGTTCCCACATCCGAGACCGCCACGTGCATGGTTGTCCACCGCACGCTGGGCACCATCGAGCGCAACTGGACCGATGCGTGGATGGACTACATGATGCGTTTGTCCAAAGAAGCACAGGGCATGTTTGCCAACGCGGTGCGCCGTAGCGTGGACAAGAAGGCGCGGGACGGTGTGGGCAATAAGCGCCTGATCGAAGTGAACACTAACAAGAAGTACATGGACTGGTGCCTTGCGAACAACTACCTGTTCGCTGCCGAGAAGAAGTGATAGCGAAACCTAACCAAGGAGAAACGAGATGTTGATGATCGGTAAACCCCTGACGGCGCAGCAGCGCCTGATGAAGGCCGTGGTGGACATCATGGCGAAGGACTACTTCACCTCCATCAGCGGCGTGCTGATGGCCCTGAACCAAAGCATTCAACCCAAGGATGCGAAGGACAAGGCCACCGAGACCGCGATGACAAACGGTCTGGACGTAACTTATGCGGAGGAGTTCGTGGACTCGCTGACGGACGCGGAGTTCCGCTTCCTGATCCTGCACGAGGCGTACCACTGCATGTACAAGCACTTGATCACGTGGGACTGGATGTATGACATCGATCCGTCATTGGCGAATCAGGCGTGCGATCACGTGATCAATCTCAAACTGTTGGCCGCACGTGCCGAGGTAGGAGAGGACTTTCTCTCCATGCCAGAAGGTGGTTTGGCTGATCCGCAGTTCACTGGCATGGACAGCGCCGAGGTGTTCAACAAACTAAGAAAGCAGCAGCAACAGCAGCAACAACAACCGCAGCAGCCTCAACCGGGGCAAGGTCAGCCGGGTCAGCCGCAGCAAGGCCAAGGGCCGGGGCAACCCGGGCAAGGGCAAGGTCAGCCGCAACTGCAACCGAATGCACGGCAAGGTTTTGACGACCACGACTGGGAGGGAGCGAAGGCTTTATCCGACGAGGAGAAGTCCGAGATCGGTCGCAAGATGGACGAGGCCGTCCGTCAGGGTGCGCTGCTGGCTGGCAAGACCGGGACCGGGGGCAACCGCGATGTCGAGGAACTGTTATCAGCCAAAGTGCGCTGGCAAGACGCGCTGCGTGAGTATGCACAGACCCTGTGTGCAGGTAAGGACTACTCTACGTGGCGACGCCCCAACCGCAGGTTCGTTGCTGCCAATGTTTATCTTCCCAGCAGCATCAGTGAAACCGTGGGCGAGATCGTCATCGGTATCGACACCTCGGGCAGCATCGGTGGGAGCGAGTTGTCTCAGTTCCTCGGGGAATGCTCTGCAATCTTTTCCTCGGTCAAACCCGAGGCGGTGCGGCTGCTGTACTGGGATACCGAAGTGTGTCAGTCCGAGCGGTACACGCAGGATCAACTTGATCGGATCATCACATCGACCAAGCCCGCAGGCGGTGGCGGTACGTCTCCATCCTGTGTTCCTGTTTACATGAATCAAAACAACATCAAGCCGCAAGTCACGGTGATGCTCACCGATGGCTATGTTGGCAGCGACTGGGGTGCTAACTGGCCCAGCCCTGTGGTGTGGTGCGTTGTCGGCAACAAGAGTGCCGAGGCCACCACGGGTAAGACGATCCACGTTGAGTGGAACTGATCAACATCAACGCTGAAAGGAAACATCATGGCTTACAGCCACACCAAAACCAAAGACATCACCCCGCATTCTTTGACCGAGGACGCAGGATTCGTCATCAAGGGCTGGCCCAGCATGAGCGGTCAGTTGAAGAAGATGCACCCGCACTGGGTAGACGACATCCCGGTCAACAAGAACACATACGACTTCGCTCTGGCCCTGCGCCGGTTCATGCCCAAGGTCAAGTTTGGTATTCAGTTGCAGACCAACGACCATCTCTATACCCACCTCACGAGTCATGGGGTAGCGGATGTGGGTCGCAACAAAGTAGTGTTTGACGAACTGCTGGTCTACATCCCGGGGCAGCGGTATGTCTTGGGGCGCATCGGATTCAAGGACTACGGTGTCAACGAGTACTGCCCTGCGTATGGCGTCATGTCACGCAAGATCCGCCAAAAGCGAGTCCAAAAGCATCACGACAAGCACAACATGAATACGTCCGAGAACCTCAATCGGATCGTCAAGTCTGCGCTGGCTACACTGGTGCCGTATTCCATCTATGAGGAAGGTGAGCAGACTTGGCAGGGGTTCAAGGACTCAGTCAAGGGGGTCGCGGAGGAAACGTCTAAGGAATACCGCACGCTCATCCAACAGTGCGCTTCCTTCTCAGTGGTCGAGAAGGAGATCCGCAACCTGCTGCGGCAAGGCGTGTCGTTCATCACCCCTGAGTTCATCAAAGCATCTCAGGAGTTGGGCGAAGCCGAAACCTCCCTGAACGAGACGCAGATGCGTAAGGTTCGTGCGTACTACGTATCCCTGCGTGACGAGAACGGCGTACTCAAGGCTGACGTTGTCATGCACAAGAGCGATATCAAGTCAGCGTACTGGCCCTCAACTACGAGTATTCAGGCGGAATTTACGACCGTCACGGCAGAGGATCTTCCTGATGATCTCAGGGCCAAGTTGGCTGTGCTGATGACCGTCGCGGATGGTTCCTATACACCACGCATCGGGCAGAAGATTGACGACATGACCTACTGGTTGGAGCAGGAAGTGTCCGCATGATCGAAGAGAAGCCGTGGGGGACTCTGCGGCTTGACTTTGGCAAATCTCCAGCAGTGAGCATCATCATCATGCAGGAATCAGGGGTAGTACCTATTGGCGGAGGTTCTCCTGTGCGGTACGCTACTGCTGACTCTCTTCCAGAATGGTTACAGCGCAAAGTATCTGTTCTGATGGGAGTTGACTACAACATACCGACAGAGCCAATACCCGGAATCGGCAGGCGCATTTCGCGTCACGTGTTCTGGGTGTTCTGTACTGCTGGAGAAACCCTTGGCCGCAACCCCCGAAAGAAAAGTAAAAAGCCAAGTCCGTAGAGTTCTGGAGGAGTTGGGTGCGTACTACGTCATGCCTGTAACGGGCGGGTACGGTAATTCGGGCGCACCCGACTTCCTCGTGTGTCTTGATGGCAGGTTCATAGGCATCGAGTGCAAAGCAGGAGGGAACAAGCCAACCGCATTACAGGAAAAGAACCTTCGATTGATCAGGCAATCCAATGGCATCTCGCTGGTCATCGATGAGAACAACGTCGAGATGCTGAAGTCTTTGTTGAACGAAACAGGAGAAACAAGATGAAGAAATATCCGAAACAAACGAAAGCCGACCGCGTCCGCGAACTGGACCGCGCCGGGTTCACCGTGAAGCAGATCGCCGCCAAGGTGGGATGCCCTGTGAGTTATGTGTACACGGTGCGATACATGGACAGGAAGGAAGCCAAGGCCGAGCCGACCGCCCCCGTCAAGCGTGGTCCCGGGCGTCCGAAGGGCAGCAAGAACAAGCGTAGCAACGTGGGCACTGGCATCACTACTGCTCCGGGGCCGGTCATCTTCGAACCTTTCAAGCCCGCGCCGCTCACGCTGAAGCAGCGGTTCATGGCCCTGTTTACCGGGAGGGTGTGATGCACACGACCCGTAGCCTGATTCGCAGGGCGAACAAACTTTGGAACGTGCCGGACGTTCCGCCAGAGATCAACCGCGCCAACAAGAAGAAGTGGCTACGGTCCGTCATCCGCTTGGGTGACAAGTGGCTGCTTGCAAAAAACATCCCAAGACCAGAGGAGCCGCCCCGTGGATAGAAATAAGGAATGGCGTGTCTTGTGTAATCACAAGTGGGTTGGCTACGCTCGCGCAGAAAGCCGTGAGCAAGCCATAGCCAAAGTGCAAGTCAAACGTCCTGACTTGTCATCCACCATGCGCTGGAGTGCGACATGAATAAAGTTGTACCCATGAAGTACTGCCGGGGGGACTCCTGCCATCAGGGCAGGCTCCCCTGTCAAACACCACAAGCCTGTGAGGTCGCGGAAGACGATGACGATGTAGGGCGCGACTATGTTGGCCTAGTGCTGTTGGTGATCGTGCTTACGTGCGTCTTTGGTATGGTGTGGATTTTGGCGAGATGAACAATGAAATGTCCGAAATGCGGGGCATGGACGATGGTTTTGGACACTCGCACTCAGAGGGCAAACCCCCTTGTAAAAAGAAGGCGATACGAGTGCGGGAATCTTCATCGCTTCGCAACGATGGAGTACGTCGAAGGGCCGATTGGCCGTTCCTCTACATCATCGAAGGCGGCAGAACTTTTATCAACTCTGCCCCGCGCAGGAAAACTGCCCGGGTTGAACACGAGGAGGAAGCAAGATGGTGATGGACGAGATGCAAGACCTGAAACAGCAGTGGATTGAAACCATTTCAGACAAAGGTGGCTGCTGCCCTGTCTGTGATCGCTTCGGCAAAATTTATAAGTACAAACTGTCGAAGGCCCTTGCGCTTGCGCTCAAGTGGATCGTGGATAACGGTGGTACGGCAGGTTGGGTCAACGTGCAGAAGAACGCACCTCGGGAAATGATGCGATCCAAGACGTACCCACTGCTTGAACATTGGGGCATGATCGAGTCGCAGGGAGCGCGGTCAGGTGTATGGCGTGCTACCCAATCGGGTAAAGACTTCGTGGCGGGGTTGAGGATCGCTCCCTCGGCGGTCTACGTCTACGACGACAAACTTATGGCTGTCGATGCCATGCACACCTCTTTCTTGGGATGCTTTGATGTGGACTTCAACTTTGAAGAACTCATGGCATCTAACCTGAACGACGCTGATGTGCAGGAGAAACGAGTATGAAGGAACCAAAGATCACATTGTGCCCCCCGGGGCCTGAGCCGCAGCGGTTCACCGCTAGTTGCGCTGAGATGGGTCGGCTGCTCAAGGACAGCCCCAAGGGTGACTTGACCATCGATGAGCGCAGGGATTTGTGGTCCGCCTACAACCGAGCGCCTCGGTCAGTGACGATTGAGGACTGGCTGGCGCAGCAGTTTGGGGGAGAGAAGAGATGACCACCCTACGCTTTATCAACCTTGCCCCGCGCAGGCGTGCTGCCGGGGCTGAAGAAACGGAGGAAGCAAGATGGTGAATAGCGATTATTGGGGTCGGGGCGACTATTGGGTCGGGCTCGACCTCAAAGAGATGGACGAGATCATCGACGGCAACATAACCATCACTGACTCGCGCTTACGGGACGGTGTGTACGGTGTAGTTCTTGACACCATGACGACGCTGATGGAGAAGAACAACGTCGATGACTGGGAAGAGAAAGAGTCAGCCGATGTCAAGGCAATGGGCGAGGCGCAGATTGTTTTGCAGGCCATCAAAGACGCAGACCCCGGAACCTATGACGAGATGATCGACAACGCTTTGCGGTTGATAGCGCAGGCGCTGAGCATTGGCGGTGAGCATGAGCAAGTTAACCCCTAATCAAATCTTCATGCTGAAGATGTTTGACAAGGGATGGGGCTTCAAGTTGTTCAACAGCAAGAAAGGCAGTTGGATGACGTATTGGTCCTTGCGTACCCGTGGCCTGCTTGGCAGTGGACCAACAGTTAAACGCGGCGACAACGTTGTGGCAATGGACCGGCTCACAGACAAAGGACGCGCAGTGCTGGCGAAACTTGAGGAGCAGAAATGACTGAAACCGTAACCGTAACCACCACCGTCACCATGACTGAGACGGGCGTGATATCCGATAGCAGCGAGACGATCACCTACGTTACTCCAGTAATCGTCACTGAAACGGTCACCGTCACTACGGGGGGATGATGGACAAGTTCTTTGAAATAGAAGTCAAGGTAACTCCCCCGGATCCGGAGCCGGTGGCTTGGATGGATGTAGACAGCGAAGGCAACCGGTTAACCGTACGCCAATGGAGCGACGGCAACTCCGAAGAGGTGCCCCTATACATGGCTCCACGCAAGCCCTTAAATGAAGACCAGATGAATGAGGCGTATCGCCACATCTGGAGAAACCTGCCCGAGGGATTTGGGCATACAGCATCCGAGTGGATAGAGGTTGCCATCCGCTACGCTGAGCGGGTGCATGGAATTATCGCAACCGAAGTAAACGGAGATAAAGATGGTTCGCAAGGATGATCCTTACATCCCCGGCAACGACGTAGCCCGATGCACCGGGCGCGTGCTAACGCACAAAGAAGACTTTGTGCAAGTTATTCATCCTGAATGTGAACTGTGCGTGCGAAGAGCCCCAGTACGCGCAGACAGAAGAACCGTACACATCGCACCGTGGCCCGGTAACGGGCCGTGTCCTGATAGATATGTTATGGAGGAGAGTGATGGCAGCAAATGACGTTCAAGTGGCTGGGGGCCACTACAAACAGTTCACATACGAAACGTGGGATGTCATCCACGACTGGGGGCTAGGCTACTTTGACGGCAACGCTGTCAAGTACCTGTCTCGCTGGCGGCACAAAAACGGTATAGAAGACCTCCGCAAGGCCAAGCACTACATAGAAAAACTAATCGAGATTGAGGTCGGGGTTAAACAGGAGAACGGGAAACAGCATGGATCTGATAACACTGGACTTTGAAACGTACTACGACCGAGACTTCAGCCTATCCAAACTCACGACAGAAGAGTACGTCCGAGACCCTCGCTTTGAGGTGATCGGTGTGGGGCTGCGAGTCAACGCTGGAGAACTTGAGTGGGTCAGCGGTCCTGACCACCAAATAAAAGATTACCTGAACCAGTTCAACTGGGCCAACTCGCTGGTGTTAGCACATAACGCCATGTTCGACGGGGCCATCCTCAACTGGAGATTCGGGGTAAACCCGGCAATGTGGCTCGACACCCTGTGCATGGGCAGGGCTACATACGGAGTAGAAGTGAGTGCGGGGCTAGCCTCTATGGCCGAGCGTGCCGGTGTGGGGAAGAAGGGCACTGAGGTACTCAACGCTATAGGTATGCGGCGGCAAGACTTCTCCCCGGAGCGGCTGGCTGCGTATGGTGACTACTGCCTCAACGATGTACTGATCACGCACCGACTGTTCAAGCATCTACTGGACGGGGGGTTCCCCAAGAAGGAACTGAAACTGATCGACACGACACTGCGGATGTTCATCGACCCCGTGTTGCGTTTGGATTCGGCACTTCTTACGCAACATCTTCAGGAGATACAGAGCAAAAAAGCGCAACTGCTTGAAGAGTCAGGCGCTACCAAAGAAGATTTGATGAGCAATCTGAAGTTTGCCGAACTACTAATGGATCTTGGCGTCACCCCGCCTACGAAGATCAGCCCAACGACTGGCAAGGAAACGCTGGCGATGGCGAAGAACGATGAAGAGTTCCTGCGGCTGTCCGAGCATCCTGACTGGCGCGTGCAGGGGCTGGTTGCTGCGCGGCTGGGGACTAAGTCCACTCTGGAGGAGACGCGGACGCAACGCTTTCTGGATATCGCAGCACGTGGTCCGCTACCTGTACCGATCAAGTATTACGCTGCGCATACAGGGCGCTTCGGTGGGGATGACAAGATCAACCTCCAAAACCTGCCGTCACGAGGGCCGAACTCCAACAAGTTGAAGAAGGCAATCCTCGCCCCCGAGGGATATAGCATCATCGATGCAGACTCCGCGCAGATCGAAGCCCGGGTCTTGGCGTGGTTGGCTGAGCATGACTCGCTGGTAACTTCCTTTGCAAACAAGGAAGATGTCTACAAGAAGATGGCCGCGCAGATTTACAGCAAACCCGAAGACGAGATCACCAAGGAAGAGCGGTTCGTTGGTAAGACCACAATCCTCGGTGCCGGGTACGGCATGGGTGCCGCTAAGTTTCAGGCGCAACTGAAAGCGTTTGGGGTCACGGTCACGTTGGACGAAGCCCGACGCATCGTAGATGTTTACCGTAAGTCCAACCCTCAGATCACCGCGCTATGGCGGCAGGCTCACACTGCGCTGGTGGCGATAAGCCGAACCGAACCGGCTCCGCTGGGCCGAGCCCGAGTCCTGAGCGTGGTCCCCGCCGAGTCCGCGATCATGCTGCCGAGTGGGCTGCTGCTGCGATACGACGACCTGAAGATTCACGAGGGGGAGAAGGGGATCGAGTTCTCCTACCGCACTCGCAAGGGGCGCACTCGGATATACGGGGGTAAGGTCATCGAGAACGTCTGCCAAGCCATCGCCCGGTGCATCATCGGGGAGCAGATGCTGCGTATCAGCAAAAAATATAAGGTGGTACTGACCGTGCATGACGCGATTGCTTGCGTCTGCAAGGATGAAGAAGTGGCCGAGGCGCAAGCCTACGTGGAAGAATCGATGCGGTGGACCCCCAAGTGGGCCGAAGGTTTGCCGTTGAACTGTGAAAGTGGAGTGGGGAAAAGTTATGGCGAATGTTGAGCAGATCGTTGACTACGCTATGCCGCTGATGAACATCGAGCGCATGGCTAGGGAAGTACACAGCAGATGTTTGGAGAACAACCTACGTGCCGCTGAGGAAGTGGCGTTGAGGTTGGGTGCGGAAGTGAGAATCCTCCAAGCCTCGCTGGCAATCATGCAGAACAAGGACACCATGCGATGAGCAACCGGTGGTCATACAGCAGTCTGAAACTGTTTGAGCAGTGCCCCCGTAAGTACTTTCACTTGCGGGTTGCCAAGGACTATGCCGAGCCAGAGTCTGAAGCGATGCTGTATGGCACTCGTTTCCATAAAGCAGCAGAAGATTACATAAAAGAGGGGAAACCCCTACCCAATTACTTTAGTTTTGTAAAAACTGCTTTGGACAACTTGAAGCAGTTGCCGGGGGAGAAACTGTGCGAGTACGAGATGGGGGTCACCGAGTCACTGGAGCCTTGCGGATTTAAGGATCCGAATGTATGGTTCCGTGGTATCGCTGACTTACTCATCATCAATCGAGAGTCGGGCGAGGCCCGAGTGCTGGACTACAAAACCGGCAAGTCGGCTAAGTATGCAGACCCGGATCAGTTGGAGTTGATGTCGCTGTGTGTGTTCAAGCACTTCCCCGAGATCAAGAAGGTGAAGTCTGGACTGCTGTTCGTAGTATGTAATGCGTTCGTGAAAAGCAAATGCGACTCAGAGCATCAAGACATACTATGGAAAAAGTGGGTAGATAAACACGACAAACTAAAGTTTGCTATGGAGCATGACGTTTGGAATCCAAAGCCGAGCGGGTTGTGCCGAAAGCATTGCGTAGTAACTTCATGCCCACATAACGGGCGTAATTGAGGAGGCAATATGCCTTACACAAAATCCCCTCGGCCCTATAAGCATGAATATGAAATGCAGAAGAAGCGCGGGGAACACGAGGACCGCATGGAGCGCCAACGTGCCCGCCGAGCCTTGGACAAGAAGGGCGTCAACCGCAAGGGCAAGGATGTGTCTCACGTGAAGGCACTCGCCCGTGGAGGGACGAACGCGGACGGCTACAGGCTGGAATCTCCCTCTAAGAATCGAAGCAGGAATCTTCACAAGAAGGGTGAAAACCCTACTTGACGGCACCAAACAGCGGTGCTACATTGCGCGTGCTTCGGGCTTCCGAGGCAGTTGCTCCAGAGGTGTCCTGTAAGGTGTGGGTGAGGACACTCGGCTGAAAAGCCAAGTAACTACACCAGTCAGCACGGGGTTCGTTTCCTTCTTCCCCGGGAACTGACAAGGCAGACGGCAGAGTGGAGACCCCACTCTGCCTAATCTGCCGTTCCAAATAAAAACCGAGGTGAAACAAGAGCGATGGAAGTAGTAAATAACAACTCACTGCTGCTTAACCTGCGGGAGCCGAGTCGGGTTACTTCTGTAATACCCGGCAGTAAAATGGTGGGGCAGCATCAGGTATTGGTGGATTGGAATTTAGAGGCTGCGCAAGTACTGCGTAACCTGCAAATAAAGAATATACCATCCCCGATATTCAAAGATTATGGGTGGCCCGGACTACACAAACCGTTTGACCATCAGAAAACCACGGCTTCATTCCTGACCCTGAACAAGCGTGCGTTCTGCCTGAACGAGCAGGGCACCGGCAAGACCGGGTCGGTCATCTGGGCGGCGGACTACCTGATGAATCACAAGCGGATTCGTCGGGTGCTGGTGATATGTCCTCTGTCAATCATGGACTCGGCGTGGCGTGCGGACCTGTTCAAGTTCGCCATGCACCGCACCGTGGACATTGCCTACGGGAACGCCGATAAGCGCCGGGAGATCATCAACGGGACTTCAGAATTTGTAATCATTAACTACGATGGCGTAGAGATTGTCGCCAATGACATCGCAAATGCAGGGTTTGACCTGATTGTGGTGGATGAAGCGAACGCCTACAAGAACGCCCAGACCAAGCGTTGGAAGGTGCTGAACTCCCTCCTTCGCCCCGACACATGGCTGTGGATGATGACGGGAACCCCAGCAGCGCAATCTCCTGCCGACGCCTACGGGCTGGCAAAACTTGTAAGCCCAATGAACGTGCCTCGGTTCGCCAGTACGTTCAAAGAGATGGTGATGTACAAGGTTGGGCAGTTCCGCTGGGTGCCGAGATCGTCGGCTACACAGGTGGTCTTCAAGGCATTGCAGCCGGCGATCCGGTTTACCAAAGCCGAATGCCTTGACCTACCAGAGATGACCTATGTGAACCGTAGGATTGCTCTGACCCCGCAGCAGGAGAAGTACTACAAACTAATGAAGAAGCAGATGATCATAGAGGCAGGGGGTGAGGAGATAACCGCCGTGAACGCCGCTGTGAATCTGAACAAACTGCTTCAGTTGTCATGCGGTGCTGTCTACTCCGACACCGGGGAGACCATCGAGTTCGACATTCGCAACCGCTACTCGGTGCTGAAGGAAGTAATCGATGAGACAGACAAAAAAGTTTTGATCTTCGCCCCCTTCCGCAACGCCATCGATCTGATCGCAGAGAAACTTCGGAATGACGGCTACGCCACCGAGACGATCACCGGAGACGTATCTGCACCCAAGCGTGCCGACATCTTCAAGCGGTTCCAAGAGACCCCGGAGCCCCGCGTGCTGGTCATCCAACCGCAAGCGGCATCGCACGGTGTGACCCTCACAGCAGCCGACACGGTGGTGTGGTGGGGGCCGACGAGTTCCCTTGAAACTTACGAACAAGCCAACGCCCGAGTACACCGGGCTGGACAACGCCACCCCACTACAGTGGTGCGTTTGATAGGATCTGGTGCTGAAAACCACGTGTACCAGATGCTTGACTCTAAAAAAGATGTACACTCACAAATAGTTGACCTGTACAAGAGGTTACTTGACTAACCCACAGGCTACAACTACAGTTCGCGTCCCACTACAAGGAGAAACAAGATGAGCGATACGGTTGATACAACCGGGGGTAACGTCCCCCTCGAAAAGTTGGTGCGTGTCTACATCAAGATGCGCGGTGCCAAGGAGAGGCTCACCAAAGATTTCGAGGCTCAGATCGAGAAGATCGAGTCCGACATGCAGACGGTCAAGCAAGCCCTGCTTGGCTACTGCAAGGATCACAACGTCGAAAGCGTCCGCACCAAGGAAGGTGTGTTCTACCGTTCCATGAAGCGGCGGTACTGGACGAACGACTGGGAAGCGATGGGTAGGTTCATCGTGGAAAACAACGTGCCCGAACTTCTGGAGAAGCGTCTGCATCAGGCGAACACCCAGACGTTCATCGAGCAAAACCCCGAACTGCTGCCACCGGGGCTGAACGTGGACAGCGAATTCACCATCACCATCAGGAGAAATTAACGGTGGAAGAAAACTACTACACAGTAGAGCAGATTGCGAAGCACTACCAAGTGTCGCTATCTACGGTCAGGTCTTGGATGCGTACCGGCATCCTGCCCCAAGACAAATACATCAAGATCGGAAAGACCTTCCGATTCAAGGTGAGTGAAGTCGATGCAGCCCTCCGAGCACACAACGCCGCGAAGCAAGCCAAGTTGAACGCGGTGGTGGATGCGACCCCCGATCAGGACATCTAAGGAGAATCACATGAGCGAATTGGCCCTTTTCAAAGGCGGCGTGCCCGCCCACCTCAGCGCCCTTGCGGACGATGACACCACAAACACTCTGGCTGGGGGCGACCTCGGTCAGCGTCGGATCAGCATCAAGGGCGGCGTGTTCCGCGAGATGATTGGCTCCAAGGAATACCGCACCTCTGAGGAGCGGTCGATGGGTGTGGTCATCATCAAGGCCGCACCGAGCGTCCATCGCACGTACTTCGAAGGAAGTTATGTGGAAGGACAGAACGCATCGCCCACCTGCTGGTCATCCAATTCCCAGACGCCTGACGCTTCGGTGCCGGAAGATCAGCGCCAAGCCTCTAAGTGCATGGACTGCCCCCAGAACGTCAAGGGTTCCGGCCAAGGGGACAGCCGCGCTTGCCGCTATCAGCAACGCATCGCCGTGCTGCTGGAGGGGGAAGTCGAGAAGCGCGAGGTCTATCAAGTGATCCTTCCGGCTACCTCCGTGTTTGGTGACGGTGAGAAGAGCAAGTTGCCGCTGCAAGCCTATGCCAAACACCTGAAGGCGCATCGCACTCCGATTGCTGGAGTTGTTACCGAGATGCGTTTCGACACGGCTAGCCCGACCCCGAAACTTGTGTTCCGCCCCGTCCGTCCGATCACGGAAGACGAGTTGGAAGTTGTGCGGGAGATGCGGGATTCCGTGGAGGCCGAAGAGGCGGTCAAGTTGTCGGTGTCCCCGACCAAGCCCAAGGAAGCCCTGTTTGCCGAGCCCGAAAAGCCGAAGGAAGCAAAGCCCGCAAAGCCGAGCAAGCCTGCCCCTGCGGCAGAGGTCGAAGAGGTAGAGGCACCGCCGCCGAAGAAGGTGGCATCCAAGAAGCCGGAAGCCACTGGCTCTAACTTGGATGATCTCGTGGCAGGTTGGGACGACGAGTAATAAGTTTGGGGTAGAGATGGGGCAGCGGGTTAGCGCCGCTGCGTGGTTACCCACATCCAACTCCTTCCAAAGGGACGCTGCTTTATGCGGCCCGTCTCTACCCCACCCATATGTTCGTCAACCTCAACCGTCCACGGGTATGCAAACAAAAGATTTCCTGTCCGCAGCCCTTGGAGGGGATGGGTACGTCTGTGTGTTCGGCGCGAACCCAAAGAAGAAGCGCGTCATACAGAAGTTGTACCCCACCATTGATGCTGCTTGCTCCGCAGCGGACAACCTGAAGGAAGAAGGATTCGACGCCTACTTTGGGTTGGCTACATATGCAACTGACAAATCACGGAGAGCCGACAATGCCAAGCACCTGAAGTGCTTCTTCCTTGATATCGACTGTGGTCCGCACAAGTCAGAGATCGAAGGATATCCCGGAGGTCAGCGAGACGGACTTGTTGCGCTGCAACAATTCTGCAAGGCGGTAGGGCTACCTAAGCCTACGCTGGTTAATTCTGGGCGGGGTATCCATGTCTACTGGTTCTTGACCGAGCCGGTAGCGCCGCAGGAGTGGCTACCTGTAGCCGAGCGGCTGAAGTCCCTGTGCGTGCAGCACAACCTCATAGCCGACCCGGCTGTGACCGCCGACATTGCCCGTGTGCTGCGTGTTCCCGGCACCCTGAACTTCAAAGACGACCCGGCAAAACCGGTCGAAGTAATCGGTGAGCCACGTGAGCCACTGACGTTTGAACAGTTCAGAACAACTTTGGGAGTACAACAAAAGCCGCGCACTAACGCGACATTTTTTCCCGAAGACGATGTTGCCTCAGCCCTGCTCGGCAACTACCGGAACGTCTTCAAGACGATCCTGATGAAGACCGCCGATGGACGCGGTTGCGCACAACTACAAAACCTGATTCAGGATCAGGAGAACGTACCCGAACCGCTGTGGCGTGGTGGGTTGTCCATCGCCAAGTTCTGCGTGGATGCTGACAAAGCCGCGCATCGCATCTCCAGTAAGCACCCGAACTACGACCCCGACGAGACCGCAAAGAAACTGGAGCAGATCAGGGGGCCGTACACCTGTGACACGTTCGATAAGTTGAACCCGGGGCTGTGCGGGTCATGCCCTAACAAGGGGAAGATCAAGAGCCCAATCGTACTGGGCCGAGAGATACAAGAAGCGTCAGAGGAAGACAACGTAGTTGAGGACACCCCGCAGTCCGCACCTACCGCAGGGAAGCAAACCTATGTCATTCCTGCATACCCGGCACCGTACTTCCGGGGCATCAAAGGTGGGGTGTTCCTACGAAAGAAAGACAAAGACGGAGACACGGTTGAAGTACCCGTGTACCACAACGATCTATATGTACTGAGGCGGCTATCCGACCCCGAAGTCGGTGAGGGCGTGGTTATCCGACTGCACCTCCCCAAGGATGGCGTGCGGGAGTTCACCATACCTCTCGCATCGATGCTGTCCAAGGACGAGTTCCGCAAGTACATGGCGATGAACGGGGTGGCCGTCATAAACATGGAAGGACTCATGGCATATATGACGAAGTGGGTAAACAAGTTGCAGGCGGAGGTAGAGGCTGACATAGCCCGTAAGCAGTTTGGTTGGACCAATTCCGATATGACTGCGTTTGTGGCAGGGTCGAAGGAAATACACGCCGACCGAATCGAACACAACCCTCCATCCAACAGGACGATCCAAGTGATACACGGGTTCCAATCCAAGGGCACGCTGGAAGGGTGGGTCAAGTTGATGGAGTTCTACAACCGACCCGGCATGGAACTGCACCAGTACATGCTTGGGTTGAGTTTTGGTTCTCCGCTTGTCGCATTCAGCACGGACGGTGCGGCGTTGTTTCATGCATGGAGTAAAGATCCCGGGTTTGGAAAGACCGCCGCCTTGCGGATTGGCAACAGCGTATGGGGGCACCCAGAGGAGTTGATGTGTCAGGAGCGGGACACGATGAACTCCAAGATGAATCGTGCAGAAGTTTGGAAGAACGTATTCCTGACGATGGACGAGTTGTCAAACATTGCCCCCAAGGACGCAAGCGACTTCCTGTATCAATTGACCGGTTATCGCCAACGCAATCGGCTTAGTTCGTCAGGCAATACGGAACGCTATCGGGGAGACCCGTGGCGCATGAACGTGGCGAGTACGGGTAACACAAGCCTGATCTCCCGCGTGCTGCTGTACAAGGCAATGCCGAAAGCGGAGGCTGTGCGGGTGCTTGAGTACCACGTGCCCAAGATGGACGTAGGCGAAAAAGCGATCACCGACGAGTTCAACAAGGATCTGGATCTGAACTACGGCACTGCGCATATCCCCTACATGCAGTACGTCATCCGCAAGAAGGAGGAGTCGCAACAGTTGTTCCGGTCGGTGCAGGAGCGGATAGACAAAGCGGCGGGGCTATCGCAGCCACATCGGTTCTGGTCTTCGCAGGCGGCATCGGCTTTGGCGGCGTTGATCATCGCCAAGAAGTTGGGGTTGGTTAACTTCGACTTAACAAACCTATTCAAGTGGATCGTTGGCGTGATAGAGACCAACAAGGCAACCACCCAAGCCGAGAATGATGATGCGGAAACGGTGCTGACTTCGTACCTAGCCGAGAACTACAACAACGTTCTACGGATCAAAAGCACAGATGATGCGCGGCTGCTGGGGGCACAGGATGTTTACATCGTCCCGGATTCAACCCCTCGGGTGCAGTTGGTGGCTCGGTATGAATACGATGTCAAGAAGTTGTATCTATTGCCAAAGCCGTTCCGCGAGTGGTGTCTCAAGTTGCAGTTACCGTATCAGGACATCCTGTCTAGCCTGAAAACAGGATCGATGAAAGCAGTGACGAAGAAGATGCGGATCGGTAAGGGAACCCGCATGAACCTACCCCCCACCGACACGTTGATGCTGGACTGCACCGACTTTATGAGTGAGGATCGGGAAGATGACATCGCCGGAAAGAAGGCACTCTCCGATACCCAGTTGTGAACTGAACCCGGATGGGGTGCCCATTCTGGTAGTGTGGAAGAAGTTCGTTGTGGGGGCGTCGATCTTTATACCCGCCGTCAACACAACGAAACTAATGCGTCAAATGCGTACCGTTGCTAAAAACTACAACATGACGCTTCAAGCAGCCGAACGGATTGAGAACAAGAAACTCGGCGTGCGGTTTTGGCGGGTGCTGTGATATGCTCCCGCACGGGTGGTGCAACGCCACTCGCTCTTGTTTCTCCTCCCTGATCACCCCGGCCATGCGCCGGGGTCTTTTTTATTCTTCCGTGGGTTCCCAGTCGGCAGCAAGTTCCTTGAGTTCCGCCTCAAGTTTCTTGTTCAGGATGACCCCGTGGTACATCCGGTCCGTGGTGCGCTCATGCTGCGCCATAGACCTACGGATGGTGGACTCCAGATTACCGAGCCCCGGATGCTTGGCGTACAGCGCCTCCAGTTTGTCGCGTGCCTCTCGCTCACCCGCCGTGTCGTTCAGCCGGTTCGCAATATAGAGTTGCCGCAACTGCTTGGTCTGCTCCTTGGTGACCGCTTTCTCAATCCCCTTAAGCATGGAGTTCTGTTCCAACTGCCGGGTGTAATCAGCAGGAGTAAACCCAAGGAACTGAGCAGCAATGTTCCACGGCCCGATGTCTCCAATGACCGGATCGCCGCGCAGAGTATTGGCTCCCTCGGTGGCGTAACGCACGCTCTTGAGGATGTTTGCCGGGGCTACCGGCAGGATCGACTCGATGCCCCGCTGCATCTCCCCCTCATTGATCAGGTTCCACCCCCGTTGGATGCGGCTGGCTACACCGTACACCGGGCCACCCATGATCTGGGCCATTGAATCCGCAAGGGATGTAGACCCGGTCGAGAAGGGGCTGTCGCGGAACAGAAGATCGCTGAGACCAGTTCGCTCGGCCATGCTAAGACCGGTAACCGAGTTGAGCAGACCTTTGTAAAGCGTTTCACCAGAATACCCACGAACGACAGAACCAAAGTTCTCTTCATCATCGTCCTTGAGCATGTTGTAAACCATTGCAATGACACCGAACAACGGCATACCTTGCAGGCCCGCAAACACCGCAGTGGTGCCGTAAACACCAGCAAGTTGTTTCAGCGCAGCCGAACGCACCGCAGGATCTTGGTTTTGCAGCGCCTCTCGCGTCATCTTGTACAGCATGTAGTACATCGACACGCCGTACCGCTTGAACATGAATAGGACGCGACCGAGCGCGTTCTGGGAGATCGGAGGAGCAGCCGCTGCGGACACACCACCGTTGGTAGTCTCGGCAATGGACACTGCACGCTCAGCAGCCTGCGTTTCTCTATCTTGCTGTGACAGATTCGGCTCGGCTTTCTTCAACCTCTCCAGTTCAAGGTTGTAAGCAGCCATCAGAGTAATCTGACGGTTCATGCGCTCGGCATGATGGAACGCCCACCCACCGGCAGCGTTAAGAACCGCTATAGGATTTTTCCTACCATCAACTTCAAGCGTGTCATAGAGTTGGGAGCGGTTCATCTGCCCCATCTTGGTGGCAACGTCTACCAGCGTCTTGTACTTCTTGACCTCTGCCGGGATGTCTTTGGAGTCGAAATCGTAGTTATCCAAAGAGAGCATGGCCTTGGACGTAGCCTTCTCCTTGGTTCCCATCATCTCAACGGTTTGAGAGAACCCGCTGCCCATGTACACCCGAGTTGCTTCGGCTATGGCTTGACTTGCCCGCCCGTATCCATACGGACCTCCTAGATGAGGCAGTACGATCAGCGGCACCTGAGTCAGGTTGATAAGCGCCGAGGACACATTGAAGCCGAGCAGGTAGTTGAAGCCGAATGTGGTTGCCAACTGCGACCACCGGGCAACCGTGGGGGCCACTGCGAAATCGACCCGGCGCTCCAGTTCACGGAAGTATTCAACTGCGGTGCGGTTGTCTACATCACCTTTCTCACCAATCTCACGGACATACTTCCGCAGGTTGTCCATCTGGTCGTACATCTTGGAGGCGTACTTCATGTTCGACAACTGCCGAGACAGTGAGTACGTCTTCTCCCGTAGCGCCCGGATGGCATCCTTGCTAAAGCCGAGTCGTTCCTTACGACGTTGGAACGCTTGCGCAAACGACGTTTCCGGCAGCGTGGTCAGGTACATCCGAAGGATGCCTTCCATCGCGGATTCAAATCGCTTGGCGTCCGCTGGGTTCTCTGGCTTGTTGAGTTCCAGAACTTTCAGCACGCCATTGATAAACGAATTGGCGGGGGTCTTACGGTAAGAAAGTTCCGACAGGTTGCTGAACGGAGCGATGCCCGACACCAAACCCTGTGCTTCCAACTTCTTTAGATCCGCAACTGCTTGGTTACGTTCACGCTCGGTCTCGTAGGCTTGCACGAACAAGTCAGGTAGCCCCTGCGCGTTACGCCCGTTGAACCGCAGCCAGTAGTTACCGTTACGGGTAAGCGGGAAGTACGGATCGATCTCACCCTTTTCCGCCAACTTGCTGAGGAGTTCGTTCTTCAACTTCTCCCGGGTAGCCGGGTCAGACACAGTCTGATCGATGCGTGCCCCGAGGTTTGCCAGTATCTCGTTGTACAACTCCCGATACGTATTACGCATCAAGGCATACAGGCGCTTGGCACCGGGGGCAACCTGCTCAATAGCGTTGAGTTCAGCGTTGAGTCGATCCCACGCTTCAAGGGCGTTCTGTAGATCCACCGCAGGAGCGTTGGCAAACTTGTCCTCGTAATAACTACGGGGGCGCTGCGGGTCTACCTTCTCCAGCGTGCTGTCATAGACAACCGCGCTGAACCGTTCTTCTGTTCCAGCCTTGGCTTTGTTAGCCCGCTTCGCCCAATCTTCGGCGTACTTGATTACCGGCTCGATCTTCTGATTACGCACCCCTTCATCACCGTGCTTCTCGTTGATGAGTTGATTGGTGCGCTTAGCCCCGGGGAGTACCTTCTCGATCATGTCGGTGTAGGCATCCATAGGCATGAGGGAATGCAGGATTCGCCTACCCATGTCTCCGAGCGTGTTCTTGAAGAACT